CCTAGTTTCTATGGAGAGTTCGGAGAAGGAACTACGTTTCCTCAAATTGTATTAAATGGAAAAAAGTTGGGAGGATGCAGTGACTCAATCAGATATCTCCAAGAAAAATCAATCCTCTAAGATACCTATAAATAGAGGAGTAGAATTAATACTAGCAGGAGGGAGACCCAAAACTCAAAAGGTCAAACCTGTAGGTATTAGGTTTGAGAGAATAGTATCTTTTTTTAAAAGAGAGATTCATTTTACTTTTGAGTTTTCTTTACGCATTACCAAAAAAGAAAACAATTAGTGGAGGAGCATCATGGAAATGACCATAGTAACCTTGACACTTGCTACAACAGTGTCTTTACTTGCACTTTTGGTAGGAGGTATGATAGGATGGATGGCCAGACAACATTCTTATGAGACAACACCACAAATCGTGTACACTCATCCAGAGATGTATGATGAAAATGGGAATTTAATTCCTGATGAAATTTTAGCAGTGAGGTTTGAACAACATGACACCAGCGAAGACAACGAAGACGAAGACAGTTAAGGTTAAGAGAACACCTAAACCAATTCCTGAATTAGCACCAAATCCATTTGCATTTGAAGTTCTTGATTTGGCATCAAGTCAACGAGCAAAGGCAAAGAAGATTGAAGTTTTGAAAAAGTATGATCATCCATCATTAAGAGTATTATTTGTTTGGAATTTTGATACTAGTGTAGTATCTGCATTACCACCTGGTGAAGTTCCTTATTCTAGTTTAAAAGAAGAGCAGAGTAATAGTGGTACTCTTTCTACAAAGATAGGACAACAAGTTGGTAATATGGAGTATAATCAAAATGCTTCATTGGGAAATGCTGCTGATTTGACTAGAGGTCGTACTTCTATTCGTAAAGAGTATACGAAGTTTAATAATTTTATTAAAGGTGGTAATCTTAAACTCTCATCTCTTGCTAGAGAGACTATGTTTATTCAGATTCTTGATGGTTTACATCCATTGGAAGCTGAGATTCTCTGTCTTGTAAAGGATAAGGATCTTGAATCTAAGTATAAGATTCCATTTGATATCATTAAAGAAGCATGTCCAGAAATTAGATGGGGTGGTAGAGGTTAGTTATGAAAATATTACATGAAAAATGTGAGAAGGTTAAATCTGATGATAAGAAATTACCATCAGATTCTTTCTTAGTAACTTATAAAGAGAAAGATGAAATCAAATATGATATAACAAGAGCAGGATCTGTTAATGAAATATTTGATCATTACTATGATAAGTATAAAAATGTTCAAGGTATTGCCTGGACAAATGGAATTGTATCTCCTAGAACATTTGATGGTGGGAATAATTCACTTGAAAAACCTAAGAGGAAAAAGAAAAAATGAATGATGATTTATTAAGAGATCAAATTGATCAAATTATTCGTGATGAAATACAAGATGGGATTAATGATTATGTTGATCAGAAAGAAGAACTTAAGAAGTCTGGTCTTGGATTTGCTGATGAAGGAGATCAATTGAATGTTAATGTGAGAAAGTCTGAAGTAGATAGGATTATGAAAGAGTATAAAAAACTTAAAAGAAGTCAGAAATCTAACTTGGGTCAAATAAAAAAACTTAATTTACTTGATCAATATGGTAGACAGTTGTAAAACTGTATTACAAATTACAAAAGTACTTGACTATATAATATAACTGTGTTAGTATTAACACAATCGTTCAACCTCTTAGGAGGTCGCAAGTAAGCCGACTCGGAACGGAATCGTTCATTCCAACATGTTTCATCTAGCAGTTATTGCAACTACCTTTACTTGTATCGAGGCTCAAACTCTTTTAGATAAGATGAATGAGTTTAAGATAGAAGAAGAGACACGAACTGAGATGATCAGTGTCGTGATGGAAGAAACACCTCATTGTTGGGACGCAAAAGCCGACTAAAGGAACGGATTAAAACCCCTACTACTTTGGAGAAAGCCAATGGCAAAAGTCACCTATCGTGGAGTCGAGTACGACTCTGCAGAGTACAACAAAAAAGTACTCGCTGAAGCATCACAGAACAGAAACTTCGATCTAATGTATCGTGGTCTCAAAGTTTCTAAGAAACTTGCAACTGTTTGATTAAACGCTTACATATACGTTAGGGGAGGGTATTGCTACCCTCCTTTTTTTGTGCTATAATAAATAAAATGAAAATTCTTATGGATAAAGGTAACTTAAAACTAATAGTTCGAAATTTGGAATTATTAGTTGACTCCTTGAAATCAGAAGTCTATTCAGATGTTGATGCATATCAAATGCCAAAAGAGTATGCGAGAACAAAACTACCAGACTACGATGAAGTTTTTGAAGATGATGATTGAATTATGAATGTAAAACTTGTTACTGTTACTCCTGATGCGGAGAAACTTATGGCATATGTTGCCAGAGTATCTAATCCATCTAACCAGGACAATGAGAAGTATGCAGGCCTATTGAAGTATTGTATTAAACACAATCACTGGTCTGTATTTGAACAGTCTTCTATGACTCTTGAAATAGAAACTACTCGTGCTATTGCTGCACAGATACTAAGACACAGATCTTTTACATTTCAAGAGTTCTCTCAAAGGTATGCTGCTAGTACTGCATTAGGTAAGATTGATTTACCAGAACTTAGAAGACAAGATACAAAGAATCGTCAGAACTCTACTGATGATTTGGATCCTAAGATGGTAGATACATTGAACAAACAAATGGAAACTTTGTTCAGTTCTGCCACTGCATTGTACAATCAGATGCTAGAGGATGGTGTTGCTAAAGAGTGTGCTAGAATGGTACTACCTTTATGCACTCCTACCAGAATCTATATGACTGGTTCATGTCGTTCTTGGATACATTATATAAATCTAAGATCTGCACACGGAACACAGAAAGAACATATGGATATTGCAGAAGGATGTAGGAAGGTGTTTACCGAACAGTTTTCTGCTGTCTCAGAAGCCCTTGAGTGGGTCTAAATAATTCTACAAAATTTAAACAATTATGCCTAATTATCCTGTCATAAATCAAAAAACTGGTGAGAAAAAGGAACTATCCTTAAGTATGTCTGCATATGACCAATGGAGGAAAGATAATCCTGATTGGGATAGAGATTGGTCACAAGGTTGTGCAAGTCAATCAACTGAATTCAAATGGACAGGAGAAGCAGCATCATCTGGTTGGAACGAGGTTCTAGATAGGGCATCAAGACAACCTGGTGCTACTGTAAGCAAAAATCGTGATTATAGCTTCTAATTATGCCAGCTAAAAAAAGAAACGGGAACGGAAGTTCTTCGGGGATTGGTAGTATGAGTAATAAGCAACTCAAAAGAAAGAAACCTATTAATTCTGATTCATTGGTTGATATTAAACCATTAACCAAGAGTCAAGAAAAGTTTTTTGATGCTTATAAAAAAGGCAAGAATGTTTTTGCTTATGGTGCTGCTGGTACAGGTAAAACTTTTGTTGCATTGTATCTTGCTCTTAGGGAAGTCTTAGATCAGATGACTCCTTATGAAAATGTATATGTGGTTAGGTCTTTAGTATCTACAAGAGAGATTGGGTTCCTACCAGGAGATCATGAAGACAAGTCATTCCTATATCAGATACCATATAAGCATATGGTTAAGTATATGTTTGAGATGACTAGTGATAGTGAATTTGAAATGCTGTATGGTGCATTGAAAGCACAGGAGACTATTAAGTTTTGGAGCACTTCATTTATTCGTGGTACTACATTAGATAATTCTATTATTCTTGTAGATGAAATGCAAAACTTGAATTTTCACGAACTTGATAGTATAATAACTCGTGTGGGAGAAAACAGTAAGATTTTATTCTGTGGTGATGCATCACAGACTGACCTTACCAAGACCTATGAGAGAAATGGAATCTTAGATTTTATGAAAATTATCTCAGCAATGGATGAAGATTTTGAATCTATTGAATTTGGTCTTGAGGATATAGTTCGTTCTGGACTTGTTCGTAAGTATCTCTTTGCTAAATTATCTCTCGGTATGTAATGTTTACCTTTCTTGATCATTTAAAAGAAGAAGTTGACCTCGAAGCACAAACCATAGATGGAACCAGATTCTATAAGGTTCCATCTGGTAAGATGTATCCATCAATTACTTCTGTTACTAGTTTCTACAATCGTGATGTCTTCGTTAAGTGGAGAAATAGGGTTGGAGATGCAGAGGCAAACAGAATTACTAAAGAGTCTACCTTTCGTGGCACAAAGTATCATGATGTGGTAGAATACTATATTAAGAATGGAACTATTGATGGATGTGAAATGCTTCCATCTACAAAGTTTTTATTCTTACAGTCCAAGAAGAACCTTGATCGTATAGATAACATACACGCACTAGAGAAGTCACTATATAGCGATTATCTTGGTCTTGCTGGTAGGGTTGACTGCATAGCAGAATATGATGGAGAACTTGCGGTCATAGACTTTAAGACTTCAGCAAAAATTAAACCTGAAAAATGGATTCAAAACTATTACGTTCAGGAAACAGCATACGCTTGTATGTATTATGAAATGACTGGTATTCCAGTTAAAAAATTGATCACTATTATGGTAGCTGAAAATGGAGATTGTAAAGTCTACGAGAAACGAGACAAGGGTGAGTATATTAAACTTCTTACCAGGTACATTAAAAAATTTGTCGATCACAAAACAGGAGAATATGGATAAAAGTAAATCCAAAGCCAAAGTGGATGATATAATGAAGGAGAAATTCTTATGTCAATCTAAATTTGCAGAAGAGATAGAAAAATTAGTTAAGATGTATAATTTTAATTACATTGATGCTATCTTGACATTCTGTGAAGAGAATAAGATTGAGATGGAATCTATATCCAAATTAATATCAAGACCATTAAAGGAAAAGTTAAAGTGTGATGCTATTGAACTTAATTTTATGAAGAAAACATCTCGTGCTAAACTGCCTTTATGAAACCTCTTGAGGTATATCAAAGTTACTTAGCATTCAAGAATCATTTTACCAAACAGAAGTATGATTACTTCAAGTATGGTGGAAGATCAAGAGCATCCGAAGGTGCATTTAATAAAAGAAAGGATCGTTACTTCTTTGAGAGAATGTCACGGAAGAAGAATGACGATGAGATTAAACAATTCTTTCTTGCAAACTTTAGTCAGGCATCAGACTCTAATGATGTCTGGATAGGCCCTATCATTGATGGTGGAGAGAAAGTATATGATAAATGGGTAGAACATAAAGAGAATTTATTTGAGAGTTTTAAAAGTAACTCAGAAGATATGATGGATAGTTATGATTACGATGAGTTCTTTGATTGTAAGAAAGGACATCCACCTATATTGAAAGAATACTTAGGTGGTAAACTCTCTATTGAAGAATTGGTAATCTATGATATAATATTTTCATATAGTAAGGACTATGACAAAAAACTTTTAGATCCTGTGTGGGAAACCGTCAGTCTAAAGATAAAAAAGTATAGTCCATTCCTAAATATTAATGTAACTGAGTATAAAAACTACTTAGTTCAACGTGTCAAAGAGAGGTATCATTAATGAGCGATTTTTTCAATTCTGAACAGGTTCAAAGTACTATTGCTGAGTTAACAGCACTCCAACAACAACTTGTTACGGAGATGCCTTATCTCAATAGGATGAAGCCTGAGCAAAAGAAAGATCATTTGGTGACATTAAAAACTTTCTTAGAGAAACAGAAACTTTTCTTCTTTCGTATCTCTTTATCAGATGATAAGGAAGCATTAGAGATGAAGCAAAGGTTGATTGATGCAACTAAGATCTTTGGTGTTGATAATGAGATGGATAATATGGATTCATTTTTTGAAAAACTAAATGAAACTATAGATGAAATTGAGGCAAGTATTGACAATTAATCTCTCCTATACTATAATAAGAACATACACAACTTAATCCGCATGTCATTCGCAAATCTAAAAAAGAAATCAAGAGCAGGTTCACTTACAGAAAAACTTATCAAGTCAGTTGAAAAATTGAACGATAAGAATAGTAATGTAGATGACCGTA